TGTCCAGGTGCTGCCGTCTCCCGCTGGGATGGTCGCCGTGGTCGACAAGGACCCCCGCCCGCCCTACCGAGAGGCTGCTTACGTGGACGCAACAGTCATGCCCATCCTGTCCCGCCCCCGGGGCCTATTCGTCGCGGACGTCGCGTAGGATTCCGCAGTGTGAAGACATGTCGCGCATGTCAGGTAGAGAAACCCCTAGAGGATTTCTCGCCGTGGAAACAAACGAAGGACGGACGATACTCGTACTGTCGTGTGTGCGCGAACGCCAAGAGTCGAGCCGCACAGGCTGATCCGGCCATCCGGGCACGCAAGGCTGTACGTCAGCGCGCACAGAGAGCGGACCCCGCGATCAGGGAGCGCAACGCGGCGTGGCAACGCGCTCGGAGAGTAGACCCCGCGGTCAGGGCGCGAGACAGGGAAACGTCCAGAGCATGGAAGGAGCGTAATCCGGAGCGGTCAGCGGTTCTGTACAACAACCCGGAGAAGCGCGCGAAAGACCGGGACCGTCGCCGTACCCCGCTTGGGCGACAGCGCTGCAACCAGACCAAGAACTCCAAGAACCTGCTGGAGTTTGCCGCGTATACAGTTAGGAGAGCTTCCATGATGAACGCGGATGTCGCCCCGTGAGCCGCCGGTTGGAGTCCAATGTCTTCGTCGACGGGCAGTGGTACGGCCCGTCGTACCCGGATGCCGGTGACCCCCCGAGTGGGGTCAATGAGAAGGCGTTCGGAACCGCCGAGGATGATGAGTCTGTGGCGTCAGCGGATGCGCCCGCCGCTAAGGCGCCGCGCGATCGCCCACCACGTACGCGCACATGACGGCGGCCGGCGTCCGGACGGAGTGACCGGTGGCCACCGTGGCGTACGCGTACCCGGGTGACGTTGCGGCGCGGTGGCGCACCCTGACCGCAGAGGAAACCTACTCAGCGTCGGTGCTGCTGGACCGGGTGTCCGCGCTGATGCGCCAAAGCTCACCGAACCTGGACGCCCGTATCGCCGCTAACCCGGACCTCGCGTTGATCGCGGCCGGTATCGCAGTGGACGCGGTGCTGCGGGTGTTGGACAACCCGCGGGGTGTGGTCGCGGAGACGGTGGGCCCGTGGTCGTTTCGCCGGTCCGACGCGGTGGCCGACGGGCGACTGTATCTGACGGCGCAGGAGTTGGCGCAGCTGAACTCGGGTGACGCGGCACCACGTGGTGCGTTCACGATCCGCCCCGGTCCCAATCCGGCGGGGGCCGGGTACGTGGCTTGGCCGGTCTGGTGAGCTTCCCGTACGGGGAGACGGTGACTGTGTGGCGGGAGATCACGGACAAGTTCGGGGACGTCACCGTGGTGGAGGAGCGCACCGTGGCCGGGTGCGGGGTGGCGCCGCGCACGTCCACGGAGGACAACGCCGGCAGGGTCCGGGTCACCACCGGGATCACCCTCTACTGCCCACCCGGGTCGGGGATCACCGCGACCTCGAGGGTTCGCCTCCCGGACGGCACGGTGTGGCGCGCGGTGGGCACGGCGGGCAAATGGATGAGCCCTCTAACCGGTTGGTATCCAGGTGATCAAGTCGAACTTGAGCGTGTCACCGGGTGAACAACCGATCGGCACTTCAGAAATCTGTTACCGTTGGCGGGTGGCTGGAGAGCGTTGTTCAGTTGATGGTTGTACACGTGCTGTGGTGGCCCGGACGTGGTGTCAAAAGCACTACCGGTGTTGGAAGCGAACCGGAGAACCTTTGCGCCGCGGGACATGTGCGCGCTGCTCAGTCGTTTGGATTGACCCGGGACGAGGCGGCAAGCCGGGGCGGCTCTGTACGTCGTGCATGGTTGAGTACAAGAGATGCTACCGGTGCCAGCAGGTTCAGCGGCACGATGCGTTCCAGCGTGACCGGTCGTCCCGTGATGGGCTCAACTCAACGTGCGTTCCTTGTTCCGCTGCGCTGAGTAAGACCCGGAATGCCAAACCAGTAACAGTTGAAGCACAGCGTGCTAACAGGTTGATGACCCGGTATAAGCTAAGTGTTTCAGACTGGGCGCGGCTTCACCGGGAGCAGTCTGGAAAGTGTGCCATTTGTGGCGTAGGCGGCAAGCTAGTGGTTGACCATTGTCACTCATCGGGTGTTGTTCGTGGTCTTCTCTGCGGTCCCTGCAACTATGGGTTGGGCCAGTTTCGCGATGATCCGAACCTCGTAATCGCCGCAGCATCATACTTGATGACACGGAAGACGCCGGAGGAAACGGTTCCGGAGCCGGAGCCATCGGTGACATGTCCGGCTGGCCACCAGCTCGCTGAGTATGGCCAGTGCATCGAATGCATCCGCACGAAGCATCGGAATTACATCCGTGGACGACGTGCGGTGGTTACTGAATGTGGTTTCGTGAGCTGGCGGGGAAACTTGTGTCGGCGCGAAACTGGCCACATAGGTCGTCATATGGGCGGGGAGTCGTTCAACTTGGCAGATTAGTCTTAGTTGAGGGGGGGTGACCGGGTGAGGTACGAACCGGACTACCGCGGCACCGGCCGGCTGCTGCGGACCGCGGAGATGGCCCGGGTCGTGCTCGCCGCCGCTGAGCACGGTGCCGATGCGGCGCGGCTCGCGGTGCCCCGCAACACCGGGGAACTCGCCGCGTCCGTCCACGTCGAGTACGCCGGGGACAACGGCGGTGCCAGGGGTGACCGGGTGGAGGCGCGGATCGTGGCCGACGCGCCGCACGCCGCAGCAGTCGAGTTCGGGAACGCCAGGACCCAGGCGCGACCGTTCCTCCAGGCCGCTATCGACGCGATCGAGGGCGGGTAATGGAGCTGCTGCCGGACTTCCCCGACATCGAGCTGACCGTGATGGCGCTGCTCGAACAGGTGGCGCCGACGACGCATTCCACACCAGCCGAGTTCGTCCCCCCACTGATCCCGGTCCGCAAGACCGGCGGCACCAGCGACCGCTTCAACGACAGACCCGTTGTTGAGGTGACCTGCCTCGGACCGGACGACCCGAGCACCAGGGAGATGACGCGGCAGTGCCGACGACTCATCCTGGCATCCGGTGCGTCCACAGTCCCGGACGTGCCCGGTCACCCGAACGGCGTCTACATCGACAAGGCGACTGAGGTCGCCACTCCACGTGAAGTGATTTACGGCGATCCGGCGAGACGCCAGATCGCGTCATACCGGTTCGTGTTGCGCCGCCCACGTTCGCAGTAGCCCCGCTGAGACCGACTGTCTCAGCCATACGAGGAGGACTGAGCCATTCCAGCGTTCGAAGATGTAGTGGTCAGGAACTCCGACCTATTGCGCAAGCCGCTCCAGGGGACGGTGATCCTGGGGCGCTGGCCGAGTGCACCCGACATCACCACCCTGACCGCGGTGGACGGGATCACCCTGCCCGTCGGGTACGAGTCCGCCGGGTGGATATCTGAGGACGGCCTGACGTTCGGGTCGGACATGGAGGTGTCCGAGGTCCGTGGGTGGGGCGCCAGCTCGATGCTGCGGCGCGACATCGCCAGCACCGACAAGACCATGGCGTTCAGTGCACTGGAGACGAAGCGGCTGACGAAGGAGCTGACCACGGGCCTGGACCTGTCGACAACGACGATGGGCGCCACCGGTCAGGTCGTCATCACCCACCCGGACCGGATGCCCACGAAGTACTGGCGCGCACTCGCGCTCGGTGTCGACGGCGACGGCGACCAGCGGTACTACATGGCGAAGTTCTACCCGAAGTGCAGCGTGAGCGAGCGGGAGGAGGAGGGCTGGAGCGACGGGGACGACCCGCTCATGTACGGGGTCACCCTGTCAGCCTTGATCGATGACTCGATCGGCACGTCGTGCCGGGAGTTCCTCTTCGGACCGGGGGCGCTCGCCGCGGCAGCTGCGATGGGCTGGGCACTGGCGCCCGGCCTGGTCGCCCCGACCGGCCTGGCGTCGGGCACTGTCGCGGCGACCACAGTCGTCCTGAACTGGACCGCGGTCACCGGCGCCGCAAGCTACCAGGTGCAGCGGTCCACGAACAACGGCGACACCTACACCGACGTCGCCTCCGGTGCCGGGGGCACCCCGACCGCGAACACGACCACCATCACCGGGCTCACCGCCACCACCGGCTACCGGTTCCGGGTCCTCGCGGTCGGACCGACCGGCAACCGCAGCCCGGCGTCCACTTCCATCGGCGTCACCACCGCCTAAACCGACAGGAGCAACCCATGGCCGACTACGTGCTGGTCTCACCGGACGGGAACGAGCACCCCACGTCCAGCATCGCGCTGCGGACCCGACTGCTGGCGCAAGGCTACGTCGACACGCAGGCACCACCGGGCGAGCCCACTGTGCAGTCCCCGCACCCACCGGAGCGGCAGGCGAAGAGCGGGCCGGCGAAACCGTGAGCGGTGTTCACGGAGGACGACTACCCGCTGCTGCTGGTGATTCTCGCAGCCGCGGTGGCGTGGCTGGCATCCGAGCTCTACCGACGGAGGCACCCTGTGGCGCGTAGGAAGAGCTCCGACTTCCGGCGGGAGGCGACGAGGGACCTGTTCGAGCTGGAGCTGGACAGCGGCGACGTTGTCACCTTCAGCGACCCGAACCGGCTCCCCAGTCAGGACGCGTTCACCCTGTACCGCGAGTCCGACCCGGAGCGCCAACTCCGGGCGCTGCTCAACGACGATGACTGGGGCAAGTTCTGGGATGAGTACCGCGAACGACCGGTCGATGAGACGAATGCGCTCTCCGAGAGCGTCCAGTCCCACTACGGGGCGAACCGGGGGGAACGGCGGAGCTCGCCGAGCTGATCGACCGCTACGGCGAGGCAATCCACTGGGATCTGCGCGAACGGTGGGGACTGGACCTCAAGGACTACTTCGACCCCGAACAGGGCCGCACCCCCATCGAGTTGTGGCATTTCCTGGACGGGTTGCCCCGCAACTCCCACTACTGGGCGGCCCGGTCCCAGGACGTTGAGCTGTACAAGGCCGGGCAGCGGCGGGGGTTGAAAGCGCGGAAGGCGCCGCCACCGGAGCCGTATGAGTACTCCCCGGAGCTGGAGTGCCTCGCGGCGCTGTTCTACCAGATCCAGCAGTTGACGTACGTGGTGGCGAACCAGAACGCCAAGAAGGGCCGCCGGACAAAGCCGAAGCTGGTGGCGTGGCCGGTGCCACGCACGGCGGCCGACATCGTCCGTAAGGAAGAACAGCGGGCAGCACATGAGCACCTTGAGTCGGTGATCCGCTACGGGGATCCACCGTAGATGAAGGAGGGGTAATGCCCGCCTTCTCCGCCGGAACAGCATTCGTCCAAGTGACCCCGTCTTTACGCGGCTTTCATACGAAGATCAAGGCCGAGGTAAAGTCGGTATTCCCCGACGGGCTGACGATCGACATCAAGCCCCGGTTCGACGCGGGCACCGTCCGGGCTCAGGCCGCGACGGCAGCGAAAGGCGCCGGGCAGACTGTCAAGTTCAAGGCGGAGTTGGACAAGAAGTCCGTAGGTGACTCCATCGTCGGGGTGGCGCTGCTCGGCCGGGCACTGGGGACGTTCGCGCTTCCTGCCGCAGTGTTGGCAGCGACCCCCGCACTGTTCTCCCTCGGTGCGTCCGCGGTGCAGGCGTCCGGGTCCCTGGCGCTGCTCCCGGCGCTCGGGTTCGCCGCCGCAGCCGGCGTCGGGGCGCTGGCCATCGGGTTGAGCCACGTCGGGGACGCGCTCGGCCCGACCGGCACCCCCGCGCAGCTGAAGAAGGTCAACGAAGCGCTCGCCTTGATGTCACCCGCGGCGCGGGAAGTGGTGGGGTCGATCCGGTCCCTCGGGCCAGCGTGGACCGCGCTGCGGCTGGACGTGCAGGAGCGGCTCCTGGCCGGCGTCGGGGACCGGGTGACAGCCCTCGCGGGGTCCTACCTCCCGATCCTGCGGACCTCCCTCGGCGGCATCGCCACCGGGTTTAATGACGCTTTCAAGCAGACCTCCGGGTTCCTAGAAACCCCCGGCGCGGTTGTTGCCATCGCCCTCGGCATGAACAACGTGACCACCGGGGTCAACAACGCATCCGGTGCGATGCGCCCGCTTACGCAGCTGTTCGTGGACCTGTTCGCGGTCGGCTCCACGTTCCTGCCCGCGATGGGTCAGGGCATCGCGAACGTCACGCAACGCTGGGCGGACTTCATCGCCCGCGCCCGGGAGACGGGGCAGCTGCGGCTGTGGATCCAGCAGGGCATAGACGTGCTGCGTCAGCTCGGGTCCATCGCCGGGAACGTGGGGTCGATCCTGTTCTCCTCGTTCCGGAGCGCGAACGCATCCGGGGAGAGCTTCCTGTCGATGCTGGACCGGGTCACGAGCAAGGCCGCGGCGGCGCTGAAGACCCCGGAGGGCGCCGGCGGGTTGACCAGCTTCTTCGTCGGGATCCGGACCGTGACCGGGCTGTTCGTGGAGAAGCTGGTGCAGCTGTGGCCGGCGGTGGTCGCCACCGGTGGTGCGTTCGTCGGCCTACTCGTCGCGGCGTCGCCGTTCTCCAGTGTGCTGTTCAACCTGGTGACCTTCGCGTTGGTGCCACTGCTGCACGTGATCGAGTTCCTGGCCCCGGTCCTCGGGCCGATGGCGGTCGCTATCGGGGCGATCTCCCTGGCCTCGAAGGCATGGGCCGCTGCGCAATGGTTGGT